ATGACGTCCCCCACCCCCAAGCTCTGGTGGATGCTTCCGGCCATTGCGACGCAGAATCGGGTTGACGCACTGGCAGGCAAGGCAAAGCCGAAGGTCGAGGTGGTAAACGCCGCTGAGATCCAGAACGCGCTCCTCGGCCCACCGGAAGCACCTCGGCCGCCGCTCCACGGTAAGATCCACCACCCGATCGCGGCCGAGGATTGGTCAAGCTTGCCCCGGCCGAAGTTGCGCGTTGCGGAACCTGGGTTCCGCTTCGACCTGTTCCGCCTAAGCTTGGAATTCGTCTCGGAGAAGCTGGCCCAGGCATTCGCATCCGCGGGAGCGTCGCCCGACTATCTTCCCGTCGACTGCACCGAATGCACGACAGAGGTGCAGGACAAGGGCTATCAGACGTTGAACGTGACGGTCTTCGCAAATCCCCTAGATCGTGACCGCACCCGTCCGGCGGACTTCGTGGATGTGGAAAGCGAAGGCGAGTCTACGTTCGTGTGGGTGCCCGGCATGCCGCATCCCAACCAGCCCGCACCCGCCATCTGCTGGCGGAACGACTTCGAGCCGCCCGCGCCCATGTTCAGGGTTCCGGGAACGGGCTGGACTTTGGTGACGGAGGAACTGGCCGCAGCCATCACCAATGCCGGTCTCGAGGATGTCGCCTTCTTCGATCTGACAAACGGATCAAAGCCACGACCCTAGCGCCGACACTGCTGACCGCGGGAAAGCGGAGAAACCTCGTAGAGCCGATCCGAGACGTCTTTGCGGCCGGCGAAAGCACGGCGCCCGCGCAAGCTCAGTAGCTCAGCCAATCCGTCTCAGCATCGTCGACCGCTTCGAAGCTGTCGCCGTCCGCCTGCATCCGGTTCAGATGCGCGCGAACCGCATCCGCGTCCCCGTCGCGCGGAAAGCGGCGATCGGTGCGCGCCGCTTGGGCCAAGGCGGCCCACGCCATCTGCGTCGCCCCTGAGCGCGAGCAGTGGTTTCCCGAGTCGCCGACGATCGACCTCAACCCATTCGGCCGCGCGCAGACCAAGAAGTTTCGCCCGACCCTCCCGGTCCTGCCGGTGCTGGCGGAATGGCTCACGGCCGAGCTCGCCGCCTATGAGAAGCTGGACCGCGCCGATCGCGCCGGCGCCGGCTACCTGGTCAACTATTTCGGTCGGCCTGTGCAGGACGTCGACACGTCCTGGCGGACGATGCTCGAGGAGCTCCGCCTTCCCGTCGGTCGTGAATGGAAGCCGTATATCCTGCGGCACAGCCTCGCGACGATCCTGCGCAACCGCGGCGTGGCGAAGTGGGACCTGCAGGGTTTCATGGGCCACGGGGCCGGCAGCACGACGGAGATCTACGCAATCGGCCGGTTCGACACCGTGCGAGCGGCGCTTGAGGAAGTCATCGGCGAAATTGATGCGGCCGCGCCTGGCGCGATGCGCAGAAACTGCGCCGAAGTCTCGCTATCCGGCCCTTCAAAGGGAGTCCTGAAAATGACCGGATAGCAATAACTTAACCTGGTGGGCGCGGCTGGGATTGAACCAGCGACCCCTGCGGTGTGAACGAACCCACAAGTCAGGCTTTCTGCCGCTTTGACGAGAGCGTGGCCGACGCGCTCAAGCCGGTCGCCGCCATCGCCGTGCACGCGCTCGCGCAGAGCCGGGAGAGCGACCTTGCCTTCCTGCGACGCCTCGGCCGCCAGCACGATGCGGTCGCCACCATCAAGCAGGGCTTGCTGATCTTCAGCCGCAAGGGCGCCGGCGTGACGCCCACCGGCGGCACCATCCCTCCCCTCACCCTTTACCGGCGCGAGGGCGACGGCCACCGCCTCCGCATCGAGAAGCGCGAGGAGGCAACCGGCATCACCGCCACCAGGCACGACCGCAAGGGCGCGAAGCGGGAGAGCGTCACCGTCGGCGACAAGGACGGCGCCAAGCGCCTGCGCAAGGTCTACCCGAGCGAGGCGGCCGCGCGCGAAGCCGCCACCGCCGCCCGCGCGCGCGCCGGTCCGCAGCCGCGCAGCCTGGAGCTGGCGCTGGCGCTCGGCCGACCGGATCTCTATCCCGAGCGGCGGGTCGTCACCGCCGGCTTCCGGCCGGAGATCGACGCGGTGGCTTGGCTGGTTGAGGAGGTGTCGCACAGCCTGTCGAAGGATCGCGGCTACGGTCAGCGTGAAGCTGGAGACACGTTGAAGGCTGTCAGACCTCCGGTGGGTCTCGTTCGATCGACCCATCGCTGCCAGGCATGAAGAACGTAAGGCCGAATGCCCCTGCCCGTCTTACGGACACGAAATAAAGCTTGCCTGTCGCGAGCGGTTCCCGGCCTCCGCGCTGCTCAAAGCCTTCGGGAACCTGCCCATATTGAACGCGGGTGACGCAGTCGTTCCGAGAAACGGCGTCAATGCGCCAAAGAGGCTTTGACCGATCGGCGGCAGCATAGACGGTCACACTATCAAGGCAGTGCGGAGCGGACTCAGGAACTTGGAACAGCACCTGCCCTTGTTCGGCAGTGACGCTGGCCTGATACTCCTCGCTACAACCTGCGAGTGATAGCCACGCCAATGTAGCGAAGCACATGTTACGGTAAGACGGTGAACGCATGTTACTGTCCTAGCCAGCGAAGAGAACTCAGGACTTCCTCAGGAGCGGGTAAAAGGAGTATCGGAAGCAGAAGTGCCGGAACGTTGACTGAATGGGGGCCATTTGTGCAGCCGATCACAGCGGACATAGTCGATAAGGTTCGGAAACAGGGTCTCGGGGGAAAGCTGTTGGACGACGGCGCCCTGCGCTACGTCATCTTCCTCAATCCCGTTAGGATGCGACCGATCCGGCGGAGCAAAGCCGAATCGATGGTTAAGACGGTCGCTCGCGTCGCGCGATCCTTCGACGTGGTGATCAACGGGAACTACTATTACGTCGACTACTACACCGGGGCTCGGGCCCAGCTGGGGACCGCCGCGGCCCCAGCAGACACGAAAGTTGAAGGCCGTGTAGTGCTGGGTGGCAAGATCGTCGCGGGAGACTCTCGACCCGACCGCTTCTACATCGCCGAGGTGATGAACGCGATGCAGGTCGGTAAGAAGAGCCGAGGGTGGCATTACGAGGTGGGCAAGGGCAACCCTCCGACCGGAAGCACGGTTGTAGCCGGCGTGGGAAATCTGGGACCACTTGTGGATGATGGTCTACGGTACGGCACCGGGAATCAGTATCGTCCACCCGCCAAGGGACCCAAGCAGGGCGATCCAGGAAACCGCCTCCGCTCTTCGCTCACCCAACGCAACGATAACACTTTCGCCAGTGTCGAAAGTCTGGACGTCCGAACCGGAAAGACAATCATCGCTTGGCATCCTGCCGCGAACGCTCTTCTCGTCGGTGTTCAATCGCACTTCGATGGGGGCCCTAAACGATCGGGCACGTCCTACAGGCGGATCGGTCAGCTGCTCCGCGCCGCTGGGTTTACCGAAGCCGTGTTCTGCGATGGCAGCGACAGCGCGATGCTCTGGCACGGCGGGAAGATGATCATCGCACCCGGCGAGGCGAAAGCAAATACCATGACCATCGGGATCGGCTTCGCGCAGGTCCGCACTGCGGCGCCGGCGGCACGAAAGGAGAAACGATGAGCAGGCGTTCTATTTGGGCCGCAAGCATCACGACGAGCTGCGCGGTTGTCTCGCTCGTCCTTCTCTATTCAATGTCCAAATCGATCATGTTGGTCGGCAGCAGACCGTCGGTCGTTTTTGGTCCTTCTCTCGCCCCGATTATTCTCCAAGGAGCCGTAGCTGCGACGATTGTACTAGTCGGAGTTACATCGTTTCGACACGTACGTAGATCTGCGCAGTTCGCCGCGCTGGTACTTTGGCTAGTTGTGTTGTCCGTGTCCACGCACCGGTTCGTTGACGGAGGATCGGACGGCACCACTGACATTTGGCTTGGAGTGCCGGTGTACAAAGACACGCGCTATGCCGAGACTGATCAGCAACCGCAACGCTGCCGCAAATGGGGGCTGCCTGCCCTTTGCTTCACGCGCGGAGGCGAAGCGGAGGCCGTGTTAACAGTCCTACCTTTCGGTCAAATGACGATGGACGGGCATGGCACGCTAGCGCCTGGGGGTGATCACTAATCTAGTCGCGAGGGCAATGGCTCAGGGTGTGCTGACGCTTAGAAGTTGGGCTCGAATAGTCTTAGCTGCTGACGGGGGACTCTACGGTTTCGCAGAGCTGTGGAAGGGGGGCAGCAGCAGATCTAGCATTCGCTCCTGTTCCGGATCGGTGAGCCCGAGCAGCAGGCGTCGGGCGTAGCGCACCTTCTTCATGCCCGGCGCAGGGCTGTCGGCGAGCCCTTCCTGGTGCACGCGGGCAATGCGTGCAACGCGGCCGCCGAAGCCCAGCCACGCCTCCGCATCGTTGGCGCCGGCCTTGAGGTGCTTGGACATGCGCAGCTTGCGGAACATGACCTGCTTGCGAATGCGCCCCTTTCTTGCGCGTGCTCTGGTCGCCTGCTGCCGGCGCGGCTCGAAGGGTGTACCGTCCGGGTTCTGCTGGGCTGCGATGCGATCAGACTGACTCTTGCGGATGTCGCGTGCGATCGTCCGCAGCAGCTTGCGGCGGGCGGGAGCCTCCACATTGCGCAGCAGTGCGGTGGCGACCTGACGGCGCCCGCAGCGGACATCGTCTGCGATGACACCGAGGCAGCGTACTGCACCGGCATCACCCTGACCCATGGCGGCTATGGCGCCTGAGCGTCCCGCTGCTGCCGCCCAACTCGACGCTGCTCGAGCGCGCTCTCGAGCAGGCGACCACGCGCATTGGCGACGTTCCTTACCCGCTGGACCTACTCTGGGATCCGCAGCGCTGCCCCGTCGAGCTGCTGCCGTGGCTTGCCTGGGGGCTGTCCGTCGAGTTGGGATCCGGAGTGGAGCGAGCAGGAGAAGCGCGACGCCGTCGCCAGCTCGATCGCGCTTCACTACACGAAGGGCACGCCCGCCTCGGTGAAGTCCGTCCTGGGTCGCCAAGATGCTGGAATACGCGTCGAAGCCGAACAAGCGACGCGAATCGTTGCACGCCTTCATCGTCGCTTCGATCTGCACGATTGCGCGTCCCGACTCGATCGTGGACATCTGCGTTCGGCCGGATCGCGGCCAATGGTGGCCGGGGGCGCCGACCATCGACCTGAACCCCCACGGTCGCCTGCAGACGAAGAAGTTTCGTCCGGTCGTCCCCGTGCTCCCGATCCTTGAGCATTGGCTCGCCGCGGAACTCGCCGCTTGGCGAAAGCTCGACCGCGCGGACCAACGGCACGCCGGCTATCTGGTGAACTACTTCGGCCGTCCAGTGCAGGACGTCGACGGGGCTTGGTCGACCATGTTGGAGAAGCTGGGCCTGCCCAGCGGTCGCGAATGGAAGCCGTACGTTTTGCGGCACAGCCTCGCGACCCTCGCGCGCAACTACGGTGCCGAGAAGTGGGATCTCGAGGGCTTCATGGGCCACCGCTCGCCCAGCCAGACCGAGGTCTATGCAATCGGTGACTTCAAGAGCGTGGCAACCGCGCTTCAGCGCGTGACCGACGAGCTCGAAACGCTCGCTCCGGGCTCTCTACACCGGAGAGACACCGGGGCCGGTTCATCCAACATTTTCGCGACGGAGGCAAAAATGCCAGGATAAACCGGCACTTAGGGTGGTGGGCGCGGCTGGGATTGAACCAGCGACCCCTGCGGTGTGAACGAAAGAGATAGCACGGTTTTCTGCCACTTCTGAGCGGCGGAACGCCAACCCTTTCGTATTCGAACCCGCGGAAAACCGTTCGTTTGCACGGCCTGCGCCGAAAACGCGCCGAACGCAACACGCCCCCCAGGACAGCACCGACCTGCGACCTGCGCCGCCCGAGCGATGATTGGGCGACCCTGTCGTGCGCCCTTCGCCTTCCCGTCCTGGGGGCCGCCGTTGTCCGATACCCACTCCACCAATGCACGCACGATCGCGCGCTCTGACGTCCATCCCGGCCTTTCTGCAGCCAACGACGCTCGCCTGCAGCGGGCGCAGTCGCGGAACATCCTGCACGGCTTCGGCCGAGGCATGTCCGACCGCGCCCGCGGCCTCAGCGCCGTACGACGAGACAGCCATCACGCCGGCCCAGGCGATCTGAAGCGGTGGAAATCGAACGTATTCCCCCGGATTGAGAAGGAGACCCGCCTGGAAGTGATCTTCGCCTGGGCTGACGACCATAAGGAGAAGGGTCGACCATGGGGTCTGCTGACACCGAAGCAAAAGGTGATCCTGCGCGAGATGCATGATCGGCGGTGCTTCACCACAGGGCGTCTCGACTGGGCTTGGAAGCAAATCGCCGAGTTCGCGCGCTGCTCGTTGGACACGTTGTCGAAGGCGCTGACGCGGTTCGAGGACCTCGGCCTGGTCAAACGGTGGCGACGCACGATCCCCGTGCCGAACCCTGCACCGGGTGAACCGACGACCCTGCAAATCAGCAACGGATACGAGCTCGGGCTGCCCGAGAAGGTAGCAGCGATCGTCGCTTCCAAGCTCAAAAAGGTCGCGCAGGTGTTCCTGCCACCGGTGCCTGCGCCACGTGAACCAACAGAGCAGGAGCAGGCTGCACTCGGGGCGCAGCTTGCCGCCAAGCCAACTGGCGACGCGGCCGCGGACGCTCGGCGCGCCCACTATCTCGAGACCAGCATCCAGCGGATGAACGCGAGGCGAAACGCGGGCGCCTTTTCGGCTAACCGCGATTCCGCATCCTAGAGAGTCTCCCTTCCCAGGCGATTAAATTAGAAAGGAGTGCCTACGGCACGCGCAGCTTGATGGTCTCTCAGAGCCGCGATGGCTCAACATACGCACCCGATAGCCAAGACCCGGCTGTCGGAACGCGGCGGCTTGCGCCGCCACGGGCTGCCGATGGGCAGCGAGCACGAAGCGTGCCGAGAAATCGCAAGCGGCGCATGCGCGGATAGGAGCGCAACAGCGCGCATCAAATCGCAACGGGCGCTCCATCGCAGGACCTGCGGCGATCGCGCGGTAATCGGCCTCTCCGGCCGTTCTCGGGCCGCACCGCGGCCCAACCAACTGCACAAAAATCGACACCAAAAGCGGGGGGGCGAGGCGCGGGGGCAAGCGCGGCGCGCCGTGCTGAGTTGCGGTGTAGCCCCTGGGCGGGGAGGGAGCACGCGCCGGCCGACATCAGGTTAATTGGGAGTATCGGAGCGGACATCAGCTTTCCAGGCTTCCGCATCATCAGGGTAGAGCGCTTGCTCTCCTGAGCGATCACAGGGGATCTTGCTGGAAAAGATGAATCGCTCCATCACCTCCGGCAAGTTGCTGATGGAGAGGGGGCCTCTTGGACGCGATACATAACCCTGACCGTTTCATGGCTGACTTGCGGCAGGTCCTTTCTCAAGGGCGGAAGCGGGTTGGCATTTTGGTCGGCGCAGGAGCGCCGCTCTCCGTCCGTGTCGATGCCGAAGGGTGCATCGATCCCAATGGCACCGTTCTGATTCCAGGTGTCGAACAACTAACCGATCGTGCGGTCGCCAAACTGACTGGCGACCACGCGATAGCCGCGGCGGCGATCCGAGCCGGGTTACCGAACGGCGGGAATATCGAGACCATCCTCTCGCGCGTAAGGCTACTGCAGAGTGCCATCGGTGAAACACCGGTGCACGGCTTAACTGCCGCGGGCTATGAACAACTCGGACGTACGCTCTGCAGCGCCATCGGTGAGATTGTCGGAGCCAAGCTGCCCAAAGGACGCACACCTTATCATGAGCTAGTGGCTTGGATTAGCGGCACACAACGGCCGCACTCTGTAGAAGTGTTCACCACGAACTATGACCTTCTATTCGAAGAAGCTTTTGAGCTTGCTAAAGCCCCATACTTCGATGGATTCACCGGTGGTCACGCCCCCTTTTTTGACCCAGTCACCGTCGCGGGAGACGACCTGCCAGCACGTTGGTCCCGACTCTGGAAGCTGCACGGCTCGCTTGGTTGGCGGATCGAAAATGGCGTTGTCGTCAGATCGGGGGGCAACGAGTGCAGTGAGCTCGTTTATCCCGACCACCTGAAATACGACCTAACCCAGAAGCAGCCCTACTCGGCTCTATTTGAGCGACTAAAGCGGTTCCTGCTGACGCCAGATACGCTGCTACTCACCACCGGCTTTTCCTTTCGCGACGCTCACATCAACGCGGTTCTGGACGAGGCGCTGGCGATGAATGCTAACGCCGCGCTAATGGCGTTCCAATTTCAGTCGCTTGCTGCGGAAGAACCCGCCTGCAAACTAGCTTTCGAGCACCCCAACGTATCGGTCTACGCGTCCGACGCCGCCGTAATCGGCGGTGTAGCCGGGCGCTGGCGGCCGGGTGATCCTCCCAAGAACTGGACGGAAATTCGGGCGAGCTTCTGGGGCAAGCGGTGGGGGAGCACAGAGTCCGTCTTCCTTCTCGGCGACTTCGCGGCTTTCTCCCGCTTCTGCGCGCTCTCCTACTCGACCGACCTTAGCCACCCGACAGGTCCCGGCTCGCTTACCTCCGAGATGCCAGTCGCCGACTCCTCCCAAATCGCTGTAGCGCCTTTGCCATGAGCGGCCGCGATCCCACCTACCTCGGACGCGTAAGCGCGGTTTCGGGAGCTTCAATCACCGTTAAATTGTCGGAGTCGCTCTCCTCCGGCTTGGCGATGATCGCCGGTCATACATATCGCGTCGGTCAGGTCGGTAGCTTCGTTCGTATCCCACTTGGCTATCAGGATCTATTCGGCGTCGTCGCAGAGGTAGGCGCGGCAAGTGTGGCGGCTAATGCGCCCGGACTGGAAGTCGATACGGGTCGCTGGATGCGGGTGGAACTCGCCGGCGAGGCTATCGGTGACAGGTTCGAGCGAGGGCTGAGCCAGCATCCTAACATCAACGACTCGGTACACATCGTGACCGAGCGCGACCTGCGTCGAATCTACGGAGGGGCCGACGACGACCAAGTAGTCATCGGTAGCCTGTCGAGCGCTGAAAACATCTCTGTCAGACTTGCGCTAGACGCGTTGGTGACAAGGCACTCGGCGATCCTCGGGTCGACGGGAGCGGGTAAGTCGACAACCGTCTCAAGCTTGTTGCGCTCGATCGTCGCTCCACCCGGAGTCGAGGGTTCGGGCGGTGCCCGCATCTTGCTCTTAGATGTTCATGGCGAATACTCTGCCGCCTTGAGCGATGTCGCGCGCACGTTTAGCGCAACACCTCAACCCGGTGAGCAGCCTCTCTATGTGCCGTATTGGGCGCTTGAGGCTGGAGAACTCCTCGAGTTCGTGGCGGGCGGGCTGAGCGACACGCATCTCGTTGCTTTCACCGACAAGATCCAAGAGCTCAAAGAAGCACGCCTTCAGGCCGGACCTCTGCCAGGGCTGGACGTGCAATCGTTAACCGTCGACAGTCCAGTGCCTTTTTCCCTCAAACGCATGTGGCACGATCTCATCAACTTCGAGGTGACTACTTACACTGGACAACAGCGTGATCAGCCTTGTCTTGAAACGCCCGGTAATGCCGAGACGCTCACCGCACCTCGTTACACACCTCACGCGCTTGGATCGGCAGGTCCGTTCGTCAACCAATCCGCAAAAGGCATTCGCCGACAACTCAACTTGATCAGGTCCCGCCTGCTTGATCGCCGATATGAGTTCATCCTGCATCCGGGACCTTGGGAACCAGATCTGGACGGCAACACGCAAGAAGACTTAGACACGCTGCTGCAAGGTTGGCTCGGCCATGACCGACCGATCACAATCTTGGACCTTTCCGGCGTCCCGAGCTCGGTGCTGGTCCGGCTGATCGGGTCCATTTTGCGGATCGTGTACGAAGCTCTCTATTGGAGCCGCGAAAAGTCAGAAGGTGGGGTGCTTCGCCCGCTGCTGGTTGTGATGGAGGAGGCGCACCGGTACGTCAGCCCGGAGAGCGGCAACGTCGCGGCCGACGTCGTTAAGCGGATCGCCAAAGAAGGCCGTAAGTACGGCGTGGGCGCCATGCTTGTTTCGCAGCGTCCGTCCGAAATCGATGAAACGGTGTTGTCGCAATGCGGCACCCTCGTCGCACTACGATTGACCAACCCCACCGATCGCGGACGCGTCAAAGGGGCGCTTCCAGACAACCTATCAGGCTTAATGGACCTCCTGCCTGTGCTTCGAACAGGCGAAGCCATAATCGCAGGCGAAGCGGCTCGGCTGCCTGTTCGCTGTCGTATCACTCTTCCCTCACCTGACCGTCGGCCAAAGAGCTGTGACCCAGATGTCAGCGTAGCTTGGCGCACGAGGCGCGTAGCGGAAGGCTATGATCGTGTTGTGGCATCATGGCGCGCGCAACGCACGACCGCAGTCGTTCACGCGCAGGTCATTCCCCGCCAATCAGTACCGGAGGAGGAAGCATAATGGATCGTCAACTAGTTGCGTCGTCAAATGTCGTTTCTATCGGATACGACGAGCCAAGTGCTACTCTTGAGATCGAATTTCTTAATGGTGCGGTATACCAGTACTTCAATGTGGGCAGCGACCTTCACGCCCAGTTGATGGCCTCTCCGTCCAAAGGACAGTTCATGCACGCCTACATCCGCAATGCATATCCATTCTCTCGTGTGGGGTAGCTGCCCGGCGTCCTTCCGAGCTACGACTAGACGCTCACACGGGCTATTTTCGCCACGGCGAACAATCTGATAACAAGAGGATATTAGGTCTCGGTCGAAGGGGTTCCGGTCTTGGGGATTGGCACATAATGCCGATACTTCACTGCCTCGACGCCCAGCCAGTCGTTGATCTCAAGTGTCCGCATCATCAGCGGCTCGATCACGGTGTAGTGAAACGTGTTGGACGCCTCGACGATGTTTCCGAAGCCCCCGGCGTTCTTCGGCACGACACCCAGCAGGATCGGCGGGATCCTGTGCGCGGCTAGAATATCGTCGCGCGTCGTGTCCTTCACGCTGAGGAACTCGTCTTTAGCGGCTGCCTCGCCGATCGGCAGGATCTGCACCCCGTCCTTCTTGCCGCCGGGCGCATGGATGAACAAGTTCTTGAAATTGCCGACCCCTTTCGAGTCCTCGAGCGCTTCCTCCAGCGCGTCCGCGTCCTCGTCGCTCATGGTCGGTTCGGACAGGTAGAACACGAAGCCGGCATGGCTACCGTTTTGATAATAGCGTCGGCGGAATAGCGTCGCCTGCTCGTTGAGAAACGCTGCCTGCAGCGCCGACAGATATTCGGGGATCCCGTAGATCTCCTGCGCCAGGTCCGGTTCGAACAGCTGGAACACGCTGCCCGGTGCGAACTCCGTCGCCTCCTGCCAGCGCGGGACCCAGAAATAGCTGCCCTCTTCCCGACCGCGGCGCGTGTGGATCGCCGGCGAATGCACCAGCTTCAGCGGGCGGCCTGCGATGTTTTCGCGCCGCTCCAGGTAGCCGTTGCCCATGGTGAGGTAGTTGAGCACGAGTTCGCCGAAGTTGCGCCGGTCAAGCCACTTGGTCGGTTCGAACAGCCGTACCAGCTGGTCGCGCTTGTACTGGATAGCGCTCGAGTGATGCGCGGTGGCGCGGTAGGTCCGCGCCAGGCCGGACATGGGCAATGGCGGCTCGTACCAGCGGCCGTTCGCCCGGCACTCGGCGTACGCGATAAGGTCCCGGCGATCGAGCACCGCCTCGGCGTCGCCGAAGCGGAACGCGCGCATGCTGCGGCCGTTCGGCACCGTCGGCGCTCCCGCCGCCACCATCGCGCCGCCGGGTGCGCTCTCCGGATTGCCCAGGCTCGTTTCGGCCGTTGCCATTGGGATAGGTCCTTACTCTGGTCTTGCGGGTGGTGGTATCGGTCGGATCGAGCGGCTCGTTCGCCAGCGCGTGCATGATCGCCCAGGCGAGGTCCGCGTGCCCGGTGTCGCCGGCGCGGCTCGCGACATAGGTGACCTGGCGCTGGCTCTTCGTGAGCTCGGCGCGGATCGCCATGAAGCTGGACATGATGTCGCGCGCGCCCTGGTCGAACTCCAGGCGCTTCGCCTGCATGACGCTCTTGGCCTTCAGCACCATCTGCGTCTTGACCGGCACCGAATAGTCGATGCGCTTCGCGGTCGGGAAACGACGCTGCACCAGCTGGAACACCGACGCGCCAACGCCGGTGCTGTCGATGCCGATGTAGGTGACGTGGTAGCGGTCCAGCTGTTCGAGGATCTTGTCGGCTTGTTCCTGGAAGCCGAGCCCCTTCAGACGGTGCTTTTCGAGCACGCGGAACTTGCCGCCGGGCGTCTTCGGCGCCGCGACGATCACCAGCGCTGCGTCGTCGCCCGCGGCGCTCTCGGCCGGATCGTAACCGATCCACACCTCGCCGTCCCGGTACGGCCGCAGCGCATACGGGTCGAAGTCCTTCGACCAGACGTCCCAGCTGTCGACCGCGCAGCCGCGCATCAGCGCGAACGGGAACATCGACGAACTGTCGTCGACGAAGTTGCACATGAAGAGGTTGTCGAAGACGTCCGGCGCATAGCGCAGCTTCAGGCGGTCCAGGTTGAACAGCGTGCAGCCGCCGGCCTGCGCATCGAGGATGCTGACTTTTTGACGCCAGACGCCATCGGGTCCGACAACGCCGCGACGCAACGCCTCGTCCGACATGTCGAACTTCGCGCGGTCGGCCTTTGCGCGATCGCGGTTGAACTTCTCGCCACTCCACAGCGCGTGCGCCTGGTGCGCGACGGTCGACGGCGTCGAGAAATAGGTGATCCGGTAGCGCGCCTGGCTCGCCATGGCCGAGGCGACGTCGTCGATCTGCTCGAAGCCGTGGACCCAGAAAACCTCGTCGACGTAGACGTCGCCGTGATAGCTCTGCGCCGTACGATAGTTGGTGCCCAGGAAGTAAAGCTTCGGCGACTCGCCGAGCGGCCCCTCGACATCGTCCAGGTCCAGCGTGATCGGATCGCCCTGCAGACTGACGCCCGTTACCTTCAGGACGAAATCGATGATGTACGCGCGGAAGTTGTTCGCCTGGGCACGACTGGCCGAGATGAAGATCTGGTTGTTGCCGGTCTCGAGCAGGCGGATGAACGCCTCGCGAGCGAAGTAGTAGGTGGCGCCGATCTGGCGGCTCTTGAGGATGAAGCGGGTGGTGAGCGCGCTCGAGCCGAGCAGGTCGTCCTTCGGCCCGCGCCACTTCAGCTGATAGTCGAACAGGTCGTTTTCGAAGGCGTCGATGCACGCATGGATCTGCTCGGCGGTGAGGTGGTTCTTGCGCGCCTTCTTTTTCTCGCCGGCGTTCCGGTTCGCCACCTTGGGATTGAGGTCGCCCTCGTGCCCGTCGGGCGCACCATGCCGGCGCACTCGCGCCTGGCGCTCAAGCAGCCGGCCGAGCGCGTCCATCGTCTTGAAGTCGTGGCCGGTGTGGTGCTCCTTCCAGATGAGCAGCTGCAGCCGAGCCTCCAGCGCCTGGTCGACGCGCTCGAGCGGCGCCGCCTCGTCCCAACGATCGCGCGCCTTCCAGCTGCGCAGCGTGTTGGCGTTGAGCTCGAGCATTTCCGCGATCTGCTCGCAGTCATAGCCCTGCCAGTAGAAGTGCTTGGCCTTGCGGCGTGCATCAAAGGGGGGCGTGGCCAGGATCATCGGGGCGGACGCTAGACGCGGGCACCCAAGTCTTTCCCGCACCCGCTGTTGTAGGTGGGCGACCTACAACACCCCCGCGTTGCGCCAGCGCGCGCTTCCCGCCCTTTTGCAGGCTCAGGACGCGGGCGGTTCCCTTCCCCGCCGCGCCGCGTCCACCCAACTTCCGCGGAGCGCGCGCACGACCATGCCCAAGCTGTCCCAATTCTTCCGCATCGCGACTGAGGGCGCGACCTGCGACGGCCGTACGATATCCCGCCAGGACATCGTCGACATGGCGGCGACCTACAAGCCGGTGACGTACACTGCCCGCGTCAACATGGAGCACCTGCGCGGGTATGTGCCCGGCGGCGACTTCGGCGCCTATGGCGACGTCGTTGCGCTCAAGACCGAAGAGATCGAGCTCGAGATCGGCGGCAAGAAGGAGAAGCGCCTGGCGCTGCTCGCGCAGGTCGACGCGCTGGACAACCTGGTCGAGCTCAACGGCAAGGGCCAGAAGCTGTACCCGTCCATCGAGATCAACCCGAACTTCGCCGACAGCGGCAAGGCGTACCTGCAGGGCCTGGCCATGACGGACAGCCCCGCATCGCTCGGCACCGAGATCATGCTGTTCGCCGCCGGCGCCGGCGACGCAAACCCGTTCGCCAAGCGCAAGCACGCGCCGGGCAACTTCTTCAGCGCCGTCGATGACGGCGTGGTCCTCGCATTTTCGGACGAAGCTGCAGGCGATCCGCCCAGCGACGTCACCACCGCAATCGGCACGATCCTGTCGTTCTTCACCGGGCGCGGGAAGCAGATGCCGGAGACGCCGGCGACGCCTCCGGCACCGCCCGCCCCGCCGGAACCTGCCAACGACAACAACGAATTCAACCGACAGATGGGTGCGCTTGTCACCCAGGTGCAGAACCTCAGCACCAAGGTCGACGGCGTCGTCACCCGCTTCACCAAGCTCGAGCAGGACCACGCGGCGCTGCAGACGTCGGTCGAGAACACCGACAGCGGCACCCCGCGGCGCCCGGCTGCTGACGGCCGCGGCAACTACTCCCGCGCCGACTTCTAAAGCCGCCCCTTCCCCTTCCGACCACCGCGGCCGCCATCCGGCCGCTCCCGGAGACCACGATGCGCAACGACACCCGCGAGCTCTTCACCGCCTACGAAGAGAACATCGCCTCTCTCAACGGCGTGACCCGCGTCGACAAGACCTTCACCGTCGACCCGTCCATCGAGCAGAAGCTCGAGACCCGCGCCCAGGAATCGAGCGCCTTCCTGTCGCAGATCAACGTGTTCCCGGTCGACGAGCTCATGGGCGAGAAGATCGGCATCACCATGGGCGGCCCCATCGCGAACCGCACCGACACCAGCGCCGGCGAGCGTCGCAACCCCGTCGACCCGACCGGGCTGGACGGGCTCGGCTACGCGCTCGCGCAGACCAACTTCGACACCTACCTGCCCTACGGCAAGCTCGACGCCTGGGCCAAGTTCCCCGATTTCGAGACGCGCATCCAGGGCGCGATCCTCGAGCGGATCCAGCTGGATCGCATCATGATCGGCTTCAACGGCATCAGCGTGGCGAAACAGCACGATCCCGCCAAGACGCTGCTCCAGGACGTGAACATCGGGTGGCTCGAGCAGCTGCGCCGCTTCAACCAGGCGCGCGTCATGGACGAGGGCGGCAAGGTCGCCGGCAAGGTCACCGTTGGAAAGGGCGGCGACTATGCCACCGTCGACGCGCTGGTGTGGGACGCGGTGCAGTCGCTGCTGCCCAGCTGGGCGAAGGGCCGCACCGACCTGGTCGCGATCTGCGGCGCCGGGCTGCTGCACGACAAGTATTTCCCGCTCATCAACCAGGACGAGAAGCCGACCGAGCAGATCGCCCGCGACCTGATCCTGTCGTCGAAGCGCCTGGGCGGCCGCCAGGCGGCAGAGGTGCCGTTCATGATCGACAACGCGGTGCTGATCACGCCGTTCAAGAACCTGTCGCTCTACTACCAGAACGGCAAGCGTCGCCGGCATATCGTCGAGGAACCGCAGTACAACCGGGTCACCGACTACCAGTCCTCCAACGAGGGCTATGTCGTCGAGGATCTCGATCTCGCCTGCATGGTCGAGAACATCGAGATCCTGCCGGTCGCCGAGGAGGCCTGATCCGATGGCGATGAGCCCCGCCAAGCGTCACCTCGCGCGCGCCGCTGCGCGCGTGGGGTCCGCCTCCACCCTGGCGATCGCGGCCGCGCGGCCGACCCCCGCCCAGGGCGAGTACCTGCTCCAGCGGGCAGCGCTTGGCGTGGATCTTCGCCAGCTAAAGGAAATTCAGTCGACCGAGGCGAAGGTCGAACTGAAGCGCAAGCTCCTCCCCGCCTACGATGCCTGGATCGAGGGCGTGCTCGCCGCCGATGCGGCCGGCAAGGGCGGCGCCCAGGACGACATCGTCACCCACATGCTGATCTGGCGCATCGACGTCGGCGACTACGAAGCGGCGCTGCCGCTCGCCGACTATGTCCTGCGCCACAACCTGACCCTGCCCGAGCGCTTTAACCGCACTGCCGGCACACTGATCGCTGAAGAGACGGCCGAGGCTGCGCTCAAGGCGTTCGGGCAGGACCTCGACTTCGATCTCGACGTGCTCCGCCGCGTCGACGATCTGACCGAGATCCACGACATGCCCGACCAGGTTCGCGCGAAGCTCGAGAAGGCGTTGGGCTTCAAGATGGCCCGCATCGCCGACGCCATGGAACCCGACGCCGACGGCGTCGCTGGCGGCAAGCGCGCCGCGCTCGAGCGGGCGATCAAGCACATGCGCCGTGCGCTCGAGCTCGACACCAGCTGCGGCGTGAAGAAGGAAACCCAGCGCCTCGAGCGCGAGATCCGAAAGCTGGCCGCCGTCGATGGAGGCGACGCATGATCGGCTTCCTGCTGCTGGCCGCGCTGGTCCTGGTCGTACTGCTGCTGCTCGGCGGTGTCTTCGTGCTGTGGTTGGAAATCGTCTTCCGGCTCGCGGTTTATCGGAGCCTTCGCGACAACCCGCACCTCGTGCCGCGCGGCCCGCGCTCGGTCTGCGGCTGATCCATGTTATTTTTCCCGCCCTCTCAGGAGGTCGGATCACCCTCTCGTCCCGCGAGCGCTCGGGGGGCGGTGTCGATCGACGGCGGACCGCAGGTCCTAACCGAAGATCGCTCCTCACCCCCCGCTAGCGACACCCTTTCAGGATCGCGCCATGTCCGCCTTCGTCTCCACTCCGCCCGCCACGGCCGCGCCGGCGCCGGCGCCGATCGACGATGCGGTCCCGAACGATGGTTGGTATCCGCCGCTCTCATTGTCCGAGACGCGGGCCATCCTCGCAATCACCACCGCGATCCCCGACGCCCGCCTGCGCGACGCGCTGCAGGGCGCCATGCTGTCGATCAACCGTCAGCTTCGCACCTGGCGCGATGCCCGCCAGGCGGCCGGCGCCACGGATCTCGCATCGGCCGGCACTGATCGCGTCTCGGCGGCCGAGGTCGCGCTGCTCTATCCACGTGCGGTGCGCGCCGCGACCGCGGCCGAGCTCGTCGACCAGCAGCACCAGCTGTCCGCCACCGATGGCGGGCGCGAACGCGATGGCGTGATGGCCAGCCCGGCCGACGGGCACCGCCGCCTCGCCACGCATTGCGTCCGCGACATTCAGGGCAAGCGGCGCACCAAGGTGCGGCTCGTCTGATGGCCACCGCCACTGCCTTTGCTGGCGAACCGCTCGACGCGCTGGTGTGGCGTGCGACCGGCGGCGGCTCGGCCGCCGTCGACCAGGTCCTCGCGCTAAATCCGGGCGTGGCGGCGATCGGCACCGCCTTGCCCGAGGGGACCGTCGTCACCCTCCCCGAAACCTCCACGAGCTCGCCGCAGATCGAGCTCGTCCAGCTGTGGGACTGAACCAATGAAGATCCCGCCCGAATGGTTCGATGCCGTGCAGACCTTCGTTATCGGCCTGACGCCCGGCGCGATCGGGTCCGCCGTCGGCCTGGCGCATGAAAAGGGCCTCAGCTGGGCCGAGCGCTTCACCCAGCTGGCGGCCGGCACGGTCGTCTCCTGGTTCGTCGCTCGCGCGCTCGGCGGCACGATCGATCTCAACCCCTTCGTGCTGCAGGGCGTGAACTTCACCGCCGGCATGATCGCCTACAAGTCGACGCCCCGCTTCATCACCGCCGCGGCCGACGTCGTCGGCGGCCTGCCCGCGGCGCTTCGCGACCGCTTTCTGCCCCGAAAGGATCCGAAATGAGCGATACCGCCACCCGCGTACCTGGCAAGGTGAAGAAGACGCTGGCCGGCGTCCTCGGCAGCGTTGCGGCGGCCGTCTCCCTTTTCACCATGACGCCCGACTTCGAGAGCGGCCGGAAAGTCGAGGCGAAGCCGCAACCCGATGGCTCGATCGCCGTCCGCCACATTTCGGGCAAGCAGTACCTGGAGGCGTACCTCGACATCGTCCGCGTCGCGACCGCTTGCGACGGCATCACCAAGGGCGTCAAGCTCGGCCAGAGCTACACGGAAGCGCAATGCACGGCGATGCTCGAGGAGCAGTTGATCGTGCATGCTGAAGAGGTAGTGGCGTGCGTCCCGCAACTTTACGGCCGCGCGAACCAGGCCGCCGCAGCGGTGTCCCTCGCCTACAATATTGGCGGGCCGCGCTTCTGCACGTCGACGGCCGCCCGCATGTTCCGCGCCCGGCGCTGGCGCGAGGGCTGCGACGCAATTCCAATGTGGAACAAGGCTGGCGGCCGCGTGGTGCAGGGCCTGGTCAACCGCCGCCGCGCCGAGCGCGACCTCTGCCGAAAGGATTTGCCGTGAACAAGCTCTTCGCCGCGATCGGCGCGGCGCGCGAGTGGCTGACGCTGCTCGTCGTCGCCGGCGTCGGCGCCTGGCTCTACGTCCAGTATTCCGAAACCCGCGCCGAGCGCGACGCCCTGGTGACGTGGGCCGAGGTCACCTGCGCCGGCGCCGGTGCCCCGTTCGAAGGCTCGGCCGAGGATCGCGTCGACAGCAACGGCAAGGCGGTGAAGGTCACCTTCGAGCGGGGCCAGCGCTGCCGCACCGCCGTCACCGCTGCCGTCGCCTTCAAGGCCCGCTCCGACCAGGAGACCGCCCAGCTGCTCGCCGACGCCATGCGCGCGCGCGAGACCAAGGCCGCCGCCGACTCTGCCCTTGCCCGAACCGCCGCGGAGGCCGCGCGCGACGCCGCCCTGCGCATGGAGACCGCCGATGCTGAAGCTTCCGCCACGAACCGCGTCGATCGCCCTTGGTTTGCTGCTCTCAATGACCTTGCCGGGCTGCGCCCGCCGAGCCGTTGAGGTGCCGATCGCCGCTCCGGTGCCCGTCGCGGTATCGGTGAAGGACACGCCGCCGGCCGAGCTCCTGCAGTGCCCGCCGGCGCCGGCCGGCTTCCCGCTCGATGCGGCCGCGGAGATGCCGCCGACAGTTCGCTCGGCGACGATCCGCGTCGCGAAGGCGCTCCGCGACACGCGCGATCGTCTGCTGCGGCTGATCGAGTGGAACGCGCCGGGCACCTGCCCGGCCGTTGCCGGCTGACATGCGCAAGCCTGACAGCCTGCGCGCCGCCGTCACGGCCGCCCTACCTGAGCTCGCGCGAGATCCGCAGGCGCTCAAGATCTGGCTGTCGAAGGGACATGTGCGCTCCAACGGCACCGGTGCCGGCGCCCGCATGGAATATGGCTATGAGCTCTCGCTGTTCCTGCTCGACTTCACCGGGGATCCGGACGTGCTGTTCGCGGCCGTGGTCGAATGGCTCGCGATCGAGCAGCCCAACCTCCTGCTGCGCCCCAACGATCCCTCGTCGGTGATCCCGTTCGAGATCGACGTCCTGGACGACAGCAAGGTCGACATCCTGGTGTCGCTGCAGCTGGACGAGGCGGTCGATCACGCCGGGGGGAAGTTCGTGCACCTTCCCACGCCTGTGGTTGATGACAATGCGCCGATCGCCGGCTTGCGCGAGCGGATCGGCTGATGGCTGACGAGACCTTCCGCGATTTCACGCCGCTCGATCACGCGATCGAGGATCTGACCCGTCGCATGACGCCGGCGGCGCGTAAGGCGCTCGCCACCCGCGTTGCCGTGGATCTGCAGAAGGCGAACGCCGGCCGCATTCACCATAATGTCGAGCCGGACGGCAGCGCCATGGAACCGCGCAAGCTGAAGAAAAGCGGCAAAGCCCGAACGCGCCGGCTGCGCGATCACGTGACGGGCCTGCGTCGCACGGTGCGCCAGCAGAAGATGTTTCTGCGCGCGGCCGCGCCCCGCTACCTGCGTAAAGAAACCAGTGCTGGAGAGGCGCAGGTCGGTTTTGTCGGGGCCATGGCCCGCATCATGCGCGTCCACCAGTACGGCCTGCGCGACACGGTCACCCGCGACCCGTCATCGCCGGCGGCCGACTATCCTGCCCGCCAGGTAATCGGCTTCGCTGACGCCGACCGCGCCCAGGTGTTGGAGCGCGTGGCAGAGCATCTGGAGCCCTGAAGCGCCGGCGCCCCGCCCTCGGCTCGGACCGGCTATAACGCTGTTGTAGGTCCGCCACCTACAACACCCCGCTCTGGCGGCACCCGCACCCTGCCCGCGACATGGCGGCATGGCCGCCAGCACCGCCTCTACCCTCGACCTGTCGAGCCTTCCCGCGCCGGATCTGATCGAGCTTCCGTCGTTCGAAACCGTCTTCGCACGGATGGTTGCCGACGTGCAGGCACGACTGCCGAGCTTCGACGCGACGATCGACTCTGATCCCGCTGTGATCGTCCTGCAGGTCGCCGCCTACCACTTGCAGCTGATCAGCACGGCGGTGAACGACACTGCGCGACAGCTGATGGTCGCCTCGGCCACCGGTGCCAACCTAGACCAACTCGCCGCGCTGGTAGGCGTCGGCCGCCTCACGATTGACGTGGGAGATCCCGCCCAAGGCATCGCCCCGACAATGGAGAGCGACGCGGCGCTGCGCCAGCGTATCGTGCTGGCACCTGAAAGCTTCTCGGTGGCCGGCCCGGAGTTGGCCTATGTCTATCACGCCAAGTCCGCGGACGGCGCAGTGCGCGACGCCAGCGCAACGTCGCCGGCACCGGGTGAGGTGCTGGTATCGGTCCTCGCGCGCGACGGCGACGGCAGCGCCCCTGCGGATCTGCTCGCCAAGGTCCAAGCCATTGTCGGCAGCGACAGCGTTCGCCCGCTCGGCGACCTAGTGACGGTCGCCTCGGCCAAAATCCGACCCTTCGATCTCAAAGCGCGGCTCGTAACCTTCAGCGGACCCGACGTCGGCGTCGTGCTGGCCGCCGCGCGCGTCTCCCTTGACGTCTATCTCGCCGAGAGCCGACTTCTAGGACGAGACATCACGCTTTCGGGGCTATACGCCGCCTTGCACGTGCCCGGCGTGATGCGCGTCGAGATCGTGGCGCCAAGCGCCGATGTCGTTTGCGACGCCACCCAAGCCGCCTACTGCACCGGCATCACCCTGACGCATGGCGGCTATGACGACTGAGCGCGTCTCGCTGCTGCCGCCCAACTCGTCGCCGCTTGAGCGCGCGCTCGAGCAAGCCATCGCGCAGCTGGGCGAGGTCCCATACCCGCTCGAGTTGGCGGTGGATCCGCTGCGCTGCGATGCCGGAGCGTTGCCGTGGCTCGCTTATGGCCTGTCGGTCGACAACTGGGACAATGACTGGACTGAACAGACGAAGCGCGATGCCGTTGCCAACTCCATCGCCCTCCACCGGATCAAGGGCACGCCGGCATCGGTGAAGTCGGTGCTCGCCCGCTTCGACCAGCTGCTGAAGCTGGTTGAATGGCACCAGGCCACGCCGCGTGCGGATCCGCACACCTTCGAGGTTCGCCTGCCCATCGCCGGCGACGGCGTAGAGCCGGGCGGCCGCCGCGCCACCGCCGCCTTCGCCGAGGCAATCATCCGCGACGTGTCGCGCGTGAAGCCCGCGCGCGAGCACTTCATCCTCGCCCAGACGCTCGCGCTCACCAGCGCAGTCGGCCTGCAGGGCGCCGGCCGCCTGGTCGACGTGCGTCGCGCCGACACCACCCCCGACTTCGACACCTCGCCCGCCTGGGGCTTCTATCTTCAGACCGAGGATGGGGAGCCGCTCCAGGCCGAAACCGGCGCCTTTCTGGACACCGCCCCATGAGCAAGCTCGTTCTCGTCATCACCCAGGCGGGCCAGGCGCGCTTCACCGCCGCGCAGCTGGGCGACGCGATCGACCTGAAGGTCGCGCGTGTCGGCCTCACCGCACAGCCGTTCGTCGCCGCACCGACGCTCACCCGTCTTCCCGGCCAGTTCCGCCAGGTCGACACCGTCTCTGGCGAGGCGGTCGGCGACAATGTCGTGCACATGATCGTGCGCGATGCGGAGCCTGTCGCCTACACCGTGCGCGGCTTCGGCCTGTTCCTCGCCGATGGTACGCTGCTCGCCGCCTATTGCCATGATGCGCCGCTTTTCGAGAAATCGACGGCGAGCGAGATGCACTTGGCACTCGACATCGCGTTTCCGACCGACCAGGTGGCCGCGCTAAGCTTCGGCGACACCAACTTCCTCAACCCGCCGGCGACCACCGAGACCAAGGGCGTGGCCGAACTGGCGACCCAGGCAGAGGTCGACGCGGGCACCGATGCCGTGCGGATCGTCACCCCGCGTACGCTGGCGCAGCGCCTGGCAGCGTTCGCCACCTCCATCTTCGGCCGCCGCATCGACACCGCAGGTCTAGCCGCGGGCGGCGGCGACTTGTCGGCTGACCGCACCATCACGGTGCCGGCGGCGACCGCAGCAGAAGCCGACGCCGGCACGCTTGCGACCAAGGCGCTGACGCCGGCCAGCATCGTCAACGTCCTCGCCTCGATCGGCCTGCGCGTGCCGCTCGCCCGCCGCATCGACACCAGCGGCCTCGCGCTGGGCGGCGGCACGCTCGCGACCGACAAGACGATCTCGGTTCCGGCCGCCACGCCCGAGCAGTTGCTCTCGGCCACTGCCGACAACGCCGCGCTAACGCCGGCGAGTTTCGGCGGCCTGGCGAAGCTATTCGGGACGGACGGCTACTACACGCTGCCCGGCGGCCTGATCGTCCAGTGGGTCACCTACCGCGCGCTGCTGGCAGACGAGCCCAGCGTCTCGGTCGCCTATCCGATCGCGTTCCCGAACGCCTGCCTGTTCGCAATGACCTGCCCGACCATCTCGGCCGCCAGCCAGGCGCGCGACGGATGGACCCAGATCGTCGGCAATCCCGGCCCCGCCTCCTGTGTCGTCCAGGTGCAGGCCGACGACCAGAACGACCGCCGCATCGACGGCATCAACCTCCTAGTCATCGGACGCTGATCCCCATGGCCAAGATCACCGCGCTCGACGCTGTCGACGAGCTTACCGGCGACGAATTCCTGCCCATCGTGCAGGGGCTCGACACCAAGCGCGCCACCATGGCTTCGTTCCGCGACCTTATCGTTCCGTTCCTGCAGTACTGGTACAAGGGCGAGCGGGGTTTCCCCGGCGGCAATGTCATGGCCGTCGCCTCGTTCACGGAGATGCGCACGGGCGACATCGTCGTGCCCGAGGGCGCGCTCGCCGTCCGCACGTCCAGCTATTCCAAGGGCGGCATCATCTTCGCCAACAGCGGCGCGGCCTTCTATGTCCGCGACGATGCGCTGGTGACGCAGGCGTTTGCGGACGCAAACCCGCGATGGACCTTCCGCGCGCCCGATGAGAACGACGTGGTCCACGGCTATCGCCTGGAGGGCTTCCACTTCGACATCGAGGTGTTCGGCGGCGTCGGCGACGACTTCGCGCCTGGTGTGGCGAACGACGCACTGGTCACGCCCAGCAACTTTGCCACCGACAACCTGCCCGCTTTCCTGGCGGCGTTCGCCTACTGCCGCTCCCAGCAGGTCCGCAACGGCGTCTATGCGGCCGGCGTAACGATCAACCTCGACAGCTTCTACTTCTGCAGCGGCCTGCTCGAGCCGCCCATGACCATCCGTCTGACGGGGCGGCACTACGGCACCAACCTGTCCACCATCGTGTCGCGGATCCGGTGGCCCAGGGACACGCCGGGCATGATCATCAAGCGCTTCGACACGACCGGCGTGAGTGGCCCGACCAACGGCAACACGACGAACACGCCTGGCGCCATGGGCGCGGACGGTTCGGTTCTGCAGGGCCTCGTCCTGCAGGGCGGGTTCATCAAGGGCGTGACCCCGAGCGGGCCGTACCACGGCCTGACGGCCCGCGCGCGGGGCATCGCCAGCGACTGCGTGTTCATGGGTTGGCAGGGCAAGGGCGCCAACATCGAGGCCACCGCCAACACCGCGGCCGACAATACCCGCCAGGGCAACGCCAACCTCTTCGTTATGAAGCGGTGCGCCTTCACCAACAACGAAGTCGGCCTGCTCATCGCCGGCGCGGACGTGAACGCCGGCCTGATGGACACGCTGAATTTCGCCGGCAACCGCACCTGGGGCCTGATCGAGAGCAGCTACCTCGCCAACGCCCACCGCGGGCACCATGCCAGTGCGAACGGCCTGGCGAACGCGGTCACCCCGACCGTCTGCACCTACCAGGGCTTCCGCTACAGCGTGAAGTATGGGTCGGAGCCGCTCGCCGGCATCACCGTTCCGGGTACTGACAAGAACGTCTGGCTTTGCATCGGCACGGGCGGCGCCAGCCCCTCCAACAACATCCTCGAATGGACGCCGGGAAGCGTGTGGACGTCTGGCGGCTCCTACGTCACGACCAGCGACACCGCGACCGGCACCTTCACCGACTGCTACGACGAGAGCGGTGAAGGTCCCGCCCAGATCAACGCGCCCTGGCAGATCATCGGCGGCAACATCCGCAACCTTGGCTCTGCGCCCAAGCTGGGACCGACCAGCACCGGCGACATGCTGTGCACCAAGGGGATCGGCTCGCGCATGGAGCTGGATCCCGGCGGTCCCGGCACCGGCACGCTGTCCGTTCTCCTGGGCGGCAATCCTGGCAACGGCGACATCCTGAAGTTCGACCACACCACGGAAGCGCCGGGCAGCTGGCGTTGGAAGTTCGACAACGGGATGGTGGTCATGAACTACCAGAACGCGACGAACCAGCGGCCCTTCCTGATCGGTGGCCCGAACTCCACGCGGACCTATGGGCGGGCATCGGCGGTCAAGTTCCAGATGGAGTTGCCGAGGGTCTGGATCGGGCCAACGAACAACGCGCGCTGCATCGAGCATGGCGCGACGGCGATGCCGACCAGCGGCGAGTATGGTCCTGGCGACATCATCTTCCGTCGCAATCCCGCGGCCGGCGGCAAGCGGGGCTGGGTCTGCATCGTGGGCGGTGTGGCCGGCTCTACGGCTGTGTTCGAAGAATTCTAAACCGATTACCGTAGGATATTGATCATGGCTGTTATCGCAGAAGTCGAAACCCTGTTTGGCGATGCCTGCGCTTGTTACGTGCGGCTCAACCATGTCGTTGCCGGCAACCACGGAACTCCGGCCAAGGCCCTGTTCCGGGGCTTCATGAGCAAGCAGGCATTCGACGCCGGCAAGCACTATGTCTTCGAGCGGGAGATCGAGTTCGTCGCCGACGTCACGCGCCCGCTCTGGGAGCAGGCATATGAGGCGCTTCGCAGCCTTCCCGTCGAGGCAATCCCCGACGAGCCGGCTGCGCCCCAGGCACCGACTGCGCCAGAAGGCGCAGCGGACGGCAGCCCCGCCATGCTGGAATATCTGAACAAGGTGCAGGAGCATCAGCAGGCGGTGGCGCAGCACGCCGCGGACGCCGACCAGTGGCGCGCCGATTGCGCCGCGATCGAGGCCCGCAACTGCGAAGTGATGGCGCTGGCGATGTCCGAGGACGCATGACCTGCGGCTGATCTGCGCGGTGAGGTAATCTCCTTTGTTGTAGGTCGCGCACCTACAACAGCCCACCCGCGCGACCCGCTCCGGCCTGCGGCACGGTCGCCGCGATGGACGACAACGACGCACTCGAGGGGCTGATCCGCTACGGCCAGGTCGTATCCGTCGACCTGGCCGCGGGGCGCTGCGTCGTCGCGTCCGGCGAGATCGCCACCCAACCCATTCGCTGGATCGAAGTTCGTGCCGGCAAGACGCGCACCTGGTCGCCGCCGAGCGCGGGCGAGCAGGTCCTGCTCCTGTGCCCAGGCGGGGATCCCGCCGGCGCCATCGCGCTGCGCGGCGTATCCAGCGCGGCGAACCCGCCGATCGGCGACGCCACCCGCGAACTGATCGAATTCCCCGATGGCGCCGTGCTTGCGTACGACGCGACCGCGCACGCGCTGACTGCCATCCTGCCCGCCACCGGGACTGTCCGCATCGAGGCTGGCGGTGGCCTGCACCTGGCCGGCCCCCTGTTCGTCGACGGCGAGATTTCCGCGACCGAGGACGTGGTCGGCAAAGGCGTCTCCCTCGCCACGCACCGCCACGGCCTGGTCAAGCTCGGCACCGACAAGTCGGGGGCACCGGAATGACCGGCATGGACGCGGAAACGGGCAAGCCGCTCGACGGCGACGCCCACCTCGCGCAGTCGATCGGCAAGCTGCTGTCGACGCCGATCGGCACGCGCGTGATGCGTCGCGACTATGGCTCGGCGCTGTTCGAACTCGTCGACAAGCCACTCAATCCGCTCACCCGCATGCGCGCCTTCGCCGCGACCGCTGTCGCGATCGCGCGGTGGGAACCCCGCCTGAAGCTCAGCCGGGTGTCGATCGACGGCCAGGAAAGCGCCGCGCTCGGGCGCGGCGTGCTGACGCTGGAGGGCGAGCGCACCGACACCGCCGGCCGCAACGGCCTCGCCACCCTCACCATCCCCCTTCGTCCCGTTACCGCTTGAGGATCCCGCCCATGGTTTTTTTCCACGGCATCATCGTCACCGAACCCACCGACGGCGTCACCACGACGCTCGAGAAGTCGACCGCTGTGATCGGCCTGGTCGCCACCGCCGGCGCCACCGACGCAGAGACGATCGCCAAGCTCGAGGAAGCCTTTCCGCTCAATCGCCCGGTCTTGGTGACCGACGCGCGCGCGGCCGCCGGCCTCGCCGGCTCCACGGGCACCCTGGCGCCGGCGCTGATCACGATCGGCAAGCAGGGCTCGCCGCTGGTAGTCGTCGTCCGCGTGGCCGAAGGCGCCGATGCGGAGGCGACCTCCGCCAATGTGATCGGCGGCACCACCAACGGCGTCTACACCGGCCTGCAGGCGCTGCTCGCGGCCGAGGGCGTGCTTGGCGTCAAGCCACGGATCCTGGGCGCTCCCGGCCTCGACAACCTCGACGTCGTCCAGGAGCTCGTCGGGATCGCAAAGAAGCTGCGCGGCTTCGTCTATGCGTCGTGCGCCGGCGCCGAGACCCGCGACGCGGCCGTGACCTATCGCAAGACCTTCGCCGATCGCGAGCTCATGCTGATGTGGCCGGACGGCACTGCCTGGGACGGCCAGGCGATCGCCACCGCGCTCGGCCTGCGCGCGATGCTCGACGAACAGGTCGGGTGGCACCAGTCGCTGTCCAACAACGTGGTCGCCGGCATCACCGGCATCACCAAGGACGTGCATTTCGACATCCGCGACATGTCGACCGATGCCGGCGTCCTCAACGCCGCGCAGGTGACGACCATCGTCCGGCCGAACGGCTTCCGCTTCTGGGGCAACCGCACCTGCAGCGACGAAGCGGCCTTCGCTTTCGAGGTATCCGTGCGCACGTCTCAGGCGATTCAGGACGTGATCGCGGACGCCTGCGCCCCCTACATCGACAAGCCGCTGACGCGCGGCCTGGTCACCTTCCTGGTCGACAAGATCAACGGCAAGCTGTCCGACTGGACGACCAATGGTCGCCTGATCGGGGCGCGCTGCTGGTACGACCCGGCGTCCAATCCGACCGCAAACCTGACGGGCGGCAACCTGGTCTTGGACTATGACTACACGCCCTGCGCGCCGCTCGAGGGCCTGCAGCTGAACCAGCGCATCACCGACAAATATTACGCCGGCTTCGGTGACAGCCTGACGGTCTGATCGGCCGCGCCGCCCCTCCCCTTTTCCATCCGCAAGGACGCTGACCCATGGGCCTGCCCGCTAAACTCAAGAACTGGGATGTCTACTCCAACGGCGAGGATTACGCCGGTGTCGCCGCCGAGATCACGCTGCCGAAGCTGGCCGAAAAGGTCGAGTCGTGGCGCGGTGCCGGCATGCTCGCAGAGGTCGACGTGAGCATGGGGCTCGAAAAGCTCGAGCTCGAGCACAAGTACGGCGGCCTGGTCCTTGGCATCCTTCGCCAGTTCGGCGCCGTCGGTGTCAGCGCATCGATGATCCGCTTCGTCGGTGGCGTTATTGCCGAGGAAGTGGACAAGCTCGGCGCCGACGACATGCTGCTGATCGCGCGCGAGATCTCGACCTTCATGGACAAGGGCGAAACCGTCGATCGCGACGACGACGACGCGGACGCCGACGCCCCGCGCAAGATGCACGCGACCGCCATGCTCTCGGTGCCGATCGCGCGCGAGGGTGGTGCGGCCCTGGACAAGCTCGAGCTCCGCCGTCCCGACGCCGGCGCCTTGCGCAATCTCTCACTGTCTGACGTCGGTCAGCTGCAGGTCCGGGCGCTGCTCACGCTGCTGCCGCGGATCTGCACCGAGAAGCTCACCCGCAAGGATCTGCTGAAGATCGACTTCGCAGATTGGATGGAAATCGCTGGCGAGGTCGGGGATTTTTTGCTGCCGAGGCGGCTGCGCACCGTCTGATCGAGGACCTCGAGGACGCGATGGCCAACATCCTCGCCGTCCTCGGGGGACCTTCCTACGAAGCTCTTTGCGCCATGTACCCGGCCGATCTGATGCGCTGGCACGATCGCGCGCTGGACCGCGCCTCCAAGGAATAGCCGCATGGATCGGACGCTCAGCCTCGCAGTCAAGTTCACCGGGCTCGACAAGCTGAGCGGCCCGCTCAAGAAGATGGCGCTCGGTAGCCGCGGCGCTGCCAGGGACGTTGCGAAGACCACGCGCGAGCTCGCCGAGCTCGGCAAGGCGCAGGATCGCTTGGGCCGGCACAAGGCGCTGCAGACCGGCCTGCAGGCGAACAACGCGAAGCTGGACGAAAGCCGGCGCCGGATCCGCGCATTGCGCGAGGAGATCGCGCAGACCGACGCTCCCACCAAGCGGCTGAAGAATAGCCTCGCCAGCGCGACGCGGGAAGAGGCACGCCTCACCGCGTCCGGCGAAAAGCAGGCGGCTAGGCTGCGCACGCTGCAGGCAGAAATGAAGGCTGCCGGCGTCGACACTAGGCGCCTCACCGATCACGAGCGCGAGCTCGCGCGGGCGACCCATGACACGACGGAGCGCCTTGCGCAGCAGCAGCGCCGGCTTGCGCACACCGATGCCCGACGCGCCCGCGTCACGCAGGCGGGTGAGATCGGTGGAAAGCTGCAGACGGCCGGGGTGGGCGCCACTGCCGCGTCCGCGGCAATTGGCGCTCCCCTTTTCGCGGCGGCGGAAACCTGGCGGCAATTCGAGAGCGGCATGACGGATGTCGCTCAGAAGGGCGACACCACGCGTGAGGCGCTCAGCCGCATCGGTGACACGGTGTTGGACATGGGGCCACAGCTGGGACAGCTGCCGACGACGTTGCAGCACGGTTTGGACACCCTGGCGGGCTTGGGTATGGCGGTACCGCAAGCCGTCTCCGCACTTCGACCGATCGGGGAGACCGCAACGGCGTACAAGGCCGACGTCGATGATCTCTCCAATGCGGTATACGCCGCCACCTCCAACCTGAAGCTGTTCGCCGGCGCTGAAGGCGACGCGGCCGAGCAGCAGCGCCGTACCGCGCACGCCCTGGACGTCATGGCTGTAGCTGGCAAGCGCGGCGGTTTCGAACTGAAGGACATGGCCAAGCACTTCCCGTCGCTGACGGCGCGTGCGCAGGCGCTGGGGCAGTCCGGCGCCGGCGCTGTCGCGGATCTATCGGCCGCGCTGCAGATCGCGCGTCGCGGCGCCGGCGACGCCGACGAGGCAGCGACCAACGTTCAGAACGTCCTCGCCAAGATCAACATGAAGGACACAATCGACAACTTCAAAAAGTTCGGCATCGATCTGCCGAAGTCGCTGAAGCGTGCCTATGCCCAGGGCAAGACCCCGCTCGAGGCGATTGCAGAGCTGACCAACCAGGCGCTGAAAGGCGACCTGAACAAGCTGCCGTTCCTGTTCGGCGACATGCAGGCGCAATCGGGCATCATCGCCCTCATTCAGAACCTAGAAGACTATAAGCGCATCCGTGCGGAAGCCGCCGCCGCTGGCGACGTGGTTCATCAGGACTTTATCGACCGGATGAACGAAAGCGCCGCGGCGACGAAGGTCTTCGACGCCAGCATGGAAAAAGTCGGCGCAAAGATCGGCCGCATCGTTGCTCCCCAAATCGACCGGCTGAAGCTCAATGTGGCAGGAACGCTGGAGAGGTTCGTCGAGTGGGGAGACCGCAATCCTGCGCTGTTCAACAGCCTGGTGACCCTCGCCGCGGCCGCCGCCGCCGTGCTCGCGATCGTCGGCCCGCTCGCGATTGCGATCGGGTTCATGGCTCCTGGCTTGGCGATGATGTGGAACGGCATCGCCCGCCTGGTGCCGGTGCTCCGCTTTGCCTTCACCGCGCTGCGGTTCCTCGGAGGCGGCTTCCTTTGGCTCGCCCGTCTCGCGATGGCCAATCCGTTCCTCGCCCTCATTGGCGGGCTCATCCTCGCCGCCTACCTGATCTACACGCATTGGGACCAGGTGAAGGCGTTCTTCGTCGGCGTGTGGCAGGAGATCCGCACGGCTTTCGCCGGCGGCATCGGCGGCATCGCGGCGCTGATCATCAACTGGTCGCCGCTCGGCCTGTTCTATCGCGCCTTCGCGGCTGTGATGTCGTGGTTCGGCATCAGCCTGCCCGCGAAATTCACGCAGTTTGGCAGCAACATCGTGTCGGGCCTGGTGAACGGCTTCCTGGGCAAGCTGCCCGCGCTGAAGGCAAAGGTGGTCGGGGTCGCCAATTCCGTCGCCACCTGGTTCAAGTCGGCGCTCGGCATCCACTCGCCAAGTCGGGTGTTCATGGGGCTCGGCGGTTTCCTCACTCAGGGGCTGGCGATCGGCGTCGACCGCGGCGCTTCGCAGCCGCTGGAGCGGATCCGCAGCGTCGCTGGCCGAATGGCGGCCGCCGGCGCCGACGCCGCCGCACCCGGTCGCCTCGCACGATCGGCGCGCACCGTCGCCGGCGCGCTCGCGCTGGGTGGCGCCGCCCCCGCGGTGGCGGCGTCGCCGGCCGTCGGCGGCTCGGCCGCAGCCACGGGTGCCGCCCCGACGATCAACTACAACACCTTCCACATCCGCATCGATGGCGCTTTCGGCGACGTGCGGGCGATGGCGCGCGAGTTAAAGGCGGAGCTCGCGCGGCTCGACGCGCAGGACCGTACCGGCTCCTACGAGGACGATTGATCCATGCTGCTCGCCTTCGGCCTGTTCGTCTTCGAACTCCCCTCCCTGCTGTTCGACGAACTGCAGCGTCGCACCGACTGGCGTCACGCCAGCAACGAGCGCGTGGGCGCGCGCGACGCCAGCCAGTTCCTGGGTCCAGGCAAGGACCACGTCTCGATCTCGGGCACGTTACTGCCCGAGGTCGCCGGCAGCTTCGCCTCGATCCGCACCTTGCGAACCATGGCCGACGAGGGCGAGGCATGGCCGCTCACCGCCGGCACCGGCCAGGTCCTGGGCAACTTCGTCCTGGTCGCGCTGGATGAACGGCAGAAGTTCTTCACGCTCGACGGCGTCCCCCGGCGCACCGACTTCGTGCTCGAGCTCGAGCGCGTGTCGTGATCCCCGCCCTGCTCACCGCCTCCGGCCCGCTCGCGCGATCGATGTCCAGCGAGCGGCGCCAGAACGTCGCGGATTTCCGGCTGACGATGGACGGCCAGGATCTCACCGATCGCGTGCGGCCGCGCCTGATCTCGCTTCGCCTGAGCGAAAAGCGTGGCGGCGAGGCCGACGATCTCGACCTGGTGCTGGACGACAGCGACGGCAAGCTGGTGATCCCGCGCAAGGGCGTGCGGATCCAGCTGGCGCTGGGCTGGCGGTGCGGCGCAGACGTCAACATCGGCATGGTCGACAAGGGCAGCTTCACCGTCGACGAGGCCAGCTGGGACAGTGCGCCCGACACCATCACCATTCGCGCGCGCTCGGCCGACCTGACCGGCGGCTATCGCGTTCGGCGGGAGCGCAGCCACCGCGCCACCACCTTGGGCGCGATCGTCGCTCAGGTCGCGGCGGCGCACGGATACACGCCCCACGTCGACGCGACCCTCGCGTCGGTGCCGGTCGACGTCCTGGTGCAGGACCAGCGTTCCGACATGGCGATGATCCGGACGCTCGGCCGCCAGCACGATGCCGTTGCCACCGTGAAGAACGGCCGGCTCATCCTGCAGCGCATCGGCGCCGGCAGCACGAGCTCGGGCCGCGCGCTGCCCACGGCCACCATCCTGCGCAGCGACGTCGATCGCGCGACCTGGCGCACCGTCGATCGCGACGCCTACACCAAGGTGGAGGCACGCTGGCACGACCAGGACGGCGCGACCCGCCGGACGGTTGCGGTCGATGTCGCCGGCGGGACCGGTACCAGCGACGACAAGAAGGTGCGCCGGCTGAAGAAGACCTATCACAGCGAGGCCGACGCCCGCGCCGCCGCCCAGGCCGAAGCCGGCCGCGTCGCCCGCCGTGGCGCCGAGCTCACGCTGGACCTCGGCTTCGGCCGCCCGGATCTGTATCCCGAGCAGCGCATCCGAGTTGCAGGCTTCAAAGCCGCGATCGATGCAGCCGGTTGGATCATCGCCAAGGCCGATCACGCGCTCGACGGCCGCGGCGGGCTCACCACGTCGCTGGGGCTAGAGACATCGTGATCATCTGAGAATCAGACGCCTTCCATGCCGTCTGGATCTGGGTCAGCTTCGATACTCCTCAGTAAGGTCCTCCCCAGCGCCTGATCCACCCTGCTGACTGTTGTCAGGTAGACTTCCACTTCTGTGGTTTCACCACGAGCATTAAGCCGTCCCACGCGAGCGTTTCTGATGCCCTTGATAGCTTCGAGCGCCGTGTCTAGCCGGCTGTTGGGCACACGTAAGGTTTCGACGGTCGTCAATCCGCCTCCGGTGGGTGCCCTCAGAAAAGCGCTGCTGAGCAGCCCTGCGGGAGCAGGGTCCTTGGTTGATCCGATCGAGCTTTCGAGTCGTCGGATTGCGGAGCTCATCTGCTCCAACTGCCCAAGGACTGCCTCCTGCAGCGGAATCGCTTCGGTACCCGGCGTGCCCGGCTCGATGGGTCCGAACGTCTTGATGAACGGCCGATAGCTTCCGCCGTCAACCAAGGCTGCGACAGCATCGATGCGTTCAGCCAGTCGGTCGATGAAAGTCTCGGTGCGTAAGATGTGGAGATCCCGCGGATACGGGATGTACTCGATTGCATTGATGTCGAAGGGGGGTTTCACCAGCTCGTCCGTGATGATGATCGTCGGCTTACCAAAAGCGAGCCGCATGCCGAGCTCGAGCATCACGTTGGAGTTGAGCCCGCTGACGTCGCAGATCGCGATCGGCAAGTCATAGAGGTTCCGGACGATCCGTTCCTGGATGATGTCAGCGGCGCCGCCCGACCACACCGGTTCGGCATTACGACCGGTCTGCTCGATCGCGCGGCTAATGAGCGACAGGACCTCCGCCCAGTGGGCGGCGTCATAGCCCGGCATGGCTGCGATTGGCATGATGATGCCGCAGCCCTGGCTGCTTTGTTCGGGTGGCGAGCCGCTTTCTCCGGCGGGCTGCGATGCTTTTGCCATGAAGTCTTTCAGTGTTGTCCGCCGTCGCCGGCGAAAGGGCGCTGGGTTGCTGGGAATGAGAAATGGGCCGCCGGGCGCAACGCCCGGCGACCCACCGCTTCCGTCTTAGCGGGGCGGCAGTCCCGTCACGTGATTACCACGGAGCCCGGTGTTGATCTCAGACACGCGTCCGGGGTTCACACCGTAATCCGCTGCGATGTCGTGCTGGAAATCGCCTGCACGCAGGCGACGCCAGATGTCGGCAATCGCCACATCGGAGAGGGGAAAGCGCGGCCGCCGACGCGGCCGATGCGGAATGTTTGCCATTGCTACCTCATGATCAGGCAAACGACCGACTTGACGGGCACCCGGTGTGCGTGTGAAACCGCACGCACACCGGGGAGTTACCCGGTCCTGCGCGTCGGACCAGACAAAGAGCGCAGGACTTGCCCCGTAGAGGCCCGGTGCGGGAACACCGGGCCTCAACCTTTTTGGGGCAATCACAACGATCTAATCTGGAAGAAGAACGCGAGTCTAGATGACTCTGCGCCGCCGCGCCCTGTCCACCGCACAAGAACGGAACAGGGGTATCCGCGACGCGTGGAGAGTCCTAGTCTTCAAGCGAAAAGCGACCGTTGAAAAATATACTTCAGCTGTGAAGTGGTTTCCGGTTCTGCAGGAAGACCTCGGTCAACACGCGCCGCCCGCCCTTACGATCCCCGCAATTTAGCGCCGCAGCATTTCCTCCCCGCTTACCCACGACAGCACCCGATCCTTGCGAAAGGTGCGCATGGCGTGGCGGTCCAGGCAGAGGCCCTTCACGTAATAGCGGGTGTCGATCCAGTTGATGATCGTGCGTTCGGTGACGATGCCGTCGGCGTCGGCATATTCGAACGACAGCGGCACCACGCGCTCGACATCGCCGGTGAGTTCGCCCTCGTCTTCCTCGTCGTCGTGCCAGGACGTTGTCGCCGGTGCCGGCCGTGACGGAGGTACCCACGCGAGGTGCGGTGCTAGCGGGGTTGGGCGTGCTGTGGGGGACGTGCCAAATGCCGGGATGAAGGTGCTAGCAACGACAGGCTTGGTCTCCCCGTCGCTGGGCTCGGTCCCGGCGGCTCCATCCTGATCCTGTGTAAGCACGCCTATAAGAATCAAAATCGAAAAGCCGGTGATCGCGACGGTCCACCAGATGGAGGACATGGCTGCTAAGCCAGCCACCATACCGAATACCGTGCCCAGTCCCACCTTCATGACGCGACTGCTCTCTGAGAAATCTGGCGATCGGTGCGCCGCGAGGATCCAACTCGATGCGGTCAGCAGCATCCCACCCCAAAGCGTAATTTCGTACATCCTGCCCCCAGCTGTTCGATGCTCAAGAACCGCTGTCGATGTGCGTGCCGGATTTTCCCGACATCGCGGGTGCCGACGCGCGCGCTGCCATCACGTCCAGAAGCGTCATGACCGCCTTCATCTGATCGTCATCAAGCCGACGGAGGAGAACCACAGCCTCCGCATATGGCGACTCAAGCGAATCAAAGACGCGACGGCCGGTTAGAACGAAGCAAACGTCCACGCCGGTCTTGGCAATCTTGTTCAGATACGCCGTGTTAGGATGGGTTTTTCCGGCTTCGTACTCGGCTTGGCTATGACGCGAAACATCACCAATCGCCCCGAGTTGCTCTTGGTTGAGCCCGGTTTTGCGACGTTCTTCACGCAAGCGCTGACCGACCGAGTCGCTCAATGGATGTTTTTCCCAGCATCCATATTGACGATGTTGCCTTTTACCTGCATCTTGCACCAACAGTATCCAAGAAGGTGCATGGCACATGATGGCCGATTCGGTCGCGCGAGATTCGATGCAAGGACCCGCCGCAGCGGGCAGCATCGACGCGCGTCCGGCACGTTCCATGTCAGAGCGCATCGGCGCGGCGAAGGCGCGCTTCAAAGCGCAGGGCGTGACGATCGCCGATTGGGCGGATGCCGAAGGTTATAACCGACGGCTCGTCTACAAGGTGCTGGCAGGCCGGCTGAACTGCGACTTCGGTATCAGCCACAACATAGCGGTGAAACTCGACATCAAGGATGGCGAGGTCAACCCGGCCCACGAGCCGCAGCCCACCCTGGCGCTCTCCAATGCTTGATCCTGCTGCCCCCATGACGGTGCATGCAGGTAGCGCGGCGCACACGCCGCGTCCGCCGCGATCGGCACGCGCTTTTGCGGCGACGGCTCGATGACGAAGCTGACAGCACCGGCGAGCTTTGAGCAGGCGATCGCCCGCATCGCTGGCGAGCTCGGGTGGGACGAAGCCGCGGCTGTTATCGGCAAGAAGGGCCGCACGCTGCGCGACTATGGCGACAGCGATGTGCAGTACGGCATCTCGCTCGAGGACGCCTACAAATTGGATTGTGCATACCGCGCCGCTGGCGGCGACGGCTTGCCGATCCTGCAAACCTATCAGATGCGCTTGAAGGTCGAGGCAGCGACCCCAGGCGATGACCCGGAGGTGCTAGCGCACCTCGCATCGATCGCAGCGAAGGAGACGGGCGAAGCGCTCGGCCACCTCATCGCCGCCACGCGACCGGGCGCCACACCTGCCGATCTAGCGCTGGCAAAGCGTGAGACTGTGCAGGCGGTGACCGCCCTCAGTAACACCCTGCCGATGCTGGATACCCCGGGGGGGGTGTCGGTCGCCAGGGTGCAGCCCCAAGGGGGGGCATCCAAGTGAGCAGCCACGTCCCACACCAGCAGAAGATCGGTTTCGCCTGCCCGCACTGCCAAGGTCCCACGCGCTCGCGTACGAGCCGCGCGGTAAGTGAGTATTTCCGCCAGGCGGTGATCGCCTGCCTGGACGCCGAGCACTGCGGCGCCAGCTTCGCCGTCGATCACGTCATCACCCACCAGCTTTCGCCGTCGCTTTCGCCGAACCCCAAGGTTCTGGCCGGCCTGAAGCAGACGCCGATCCGTGTCCGCGTACCCGCCAACGACACCCACCCGCTCGCCCCCGGCGAGATCCTTTCAGGCGGCTCGGAGGTGCCGCCGCCGGCCGCCAACGACGACACCACGGCCGACGCGCAGATCCTCTAGCCGCTCACCGTTCCCTTTCCCAACCGACCGACCCGCCGACCCCCTCACCGGCGGGAACAGTCCCCCTTTGTCCGGAGAGAAGCCCATGTCGAACGATCCTCCCCCACCTGCCGCCAATGACATCGCAGCCGCACCGCTCACTGCAGGAGCGTACCTGTGCCTCCGACGCCAGGCCTCCGGTCTCACGATCGCGCAAGTGACCGACCGGCTGTCGTTCGGCCCCTCGTCTTTGGCCGGGAAGTTCCTCGCTGCGGCCGAGCGAGACGAGCGCCCGCTGATCGACGCGGGGCTCGAGCAGTTCCGGCCGATCTTCGCGTTTGATCCATTCGTCTATCGCTGCCTTCGTGACGGGATCCCGGCCGGCCGGATCTGTCGCGGCTGTGGCTGCAGCTGGAACGACGCGTGCATGCTGTCGCACGGCCCCTGCGCCTGGACCGCACCCCGTGGTGATGGTGAGGATCGCTGCACCCGCTGCACCGGAACGCTGGCAGAGGATGGCACCCGCATGTCGCTTCTCGCGAGAATTCCGCTCGGCGGTGAAGCGCCGGAAGCGATGGGCGACCTGGTGGACTTCGTCGGTGATCGCCTGCGCGCGACGGCGATGGGCTTCCACGGCCTGCACGCCCTCGCGGCAGCCGATGACGCCGACGACATGCGCGAGCTCGCGATCGAGATCCTTGAGCATGCCCGGCCCGGCCTGCCGCACACGCGCACAATTCGGTTCGTCGCCGCCGATGCGGCTGACCAGGGCAGTGCCCTGTGAGCGCCTTTCCCGTCGTCCAGGAGCGTGCCGCTGCCGCTCCGGCCGCCGACACCCCCTTCCCCGCCCGCGCGTGCCCTGTCGCGCGGCCGCCGCGTCCTCGGCGGGTGCCCAGCTGGCGAAAGGCAGATCGCCAGCTGGTGCATGCGGGGGCAGTTCCCGGCGCATGGCTGATCCCGACCGGGCGCACGCGCCGGGCGCTTGAAACCGCCGTGCCGATCGCGATCGCCGCGCTCGGCGCGGTCCAGCTGGTGTCAATGGTATGGAGGATCGCCGCATGATCGCTGGCGTGCGCCGCGGCGCTGCTGATCACCGACCCGCCGCAGGCAGGCGGCGGGCCGGGATCGTCCAAATCCCCTCACAGGACCGGAGAGGCGCGCAGGCTACCATCAACTCGCGCCCGAGCAAGAACGAAAACGGCGCCGCCGCCCACGGCGCGAGCAGGAGATCGCCAATGGCGGATCAACGTCTAATCGTCGCGGCCGCGGGACGTCCTAAGCGCCAGTACATCGTGGTCGAGAATGCCGGCATGGTGGGCGAGCACGACGTCGCCAGATTCGGGACCCCCTGGGCGGCGAAGGCATGGATCGAGCGCACCTATTCCGTAGCCGAACGCGATCGAAACTCGCCCGCGTGTTTGTATCCCGAGGTCTGCGTCGAGGAAGACGGCGTGCGGAGCTTCGAACTGTGACCGCCCCGTCACTCCAGCCCGCCCCGGCCGAGGCACGCTTTCGCTCGCTGATAGAGCGCATCGCCAGCTGGACGGACGCGGAGGTCGCATGCGTATCGCCGGGCCAGGTCCGCCACATCGCGCAGCTGGTGCTCGACGGTGCCAACCCGACCTACCCACCGTTCGCGAATTCTATTCGAAAGCACGAAGAGGCGGAGGTTGTGCGGCTACGCGAGCACATCGCTGAGCAGATCATCCATGTTGGCAACCGGATCCAGGACGGCCGAGATCTAGGGGAAACCGTGTGGGGTCTCGCCCTTGAAGACGTCGTGCGCGAAAACCGTGCCGTGCTGGCCCTCGAGCCGCGCGTCCCTTCGGGCGGGGAGGCTCACAACCAAGCGCTGTTCAACGCGCTTCTGGCCAGCAGCGAGCATGTAGCCGACCCGACCCGCACCCAGCCTCCAGCGGCGCAGGGGGCAGGTGACCTGCCCGACGTGCTGCCCGGCCATTGGGCGACGCCGGCGGGACGGGACATGGCACTTGCCGCCCTGAGCGATCCGCACATGGCGTACAACCGGGGACGCCAACCCGATATGCAGCTTGCGAACGACGTGTTCCTTTCACCCGGCATCGGCAATCTGACCGCTGCTAAAGAACGCATCCGGTGGCTCTCAGCGCAGTCGGCACTCGCCACTATGCCGCGTACCTCACAACAGAATCGTTATCTGGTTTGGTCGAACGAACACCGCGCCTGGTGGAAGCCGGCGCACCATGGCTACACGCGACGGGTCGAGGACGCCGGCCGTTATGACCGGGCGGAGGCGATGTCGATCGCGAGCAGGCGCGGCGGCGGGTGGCCGATCGAGGAGAACCCCTTCGAGATCGCCATCCTGGAGGCCGACGCCGTCGAGCAGGCGGCGGCATCCCAAGCCGCCCGTGCGGAGCGCGGCGATGCATGACCCCGAGACACACGCCAACGAGATGGCGCAGCGGATCTTCGTCGGTCTCTGCCTCCTCGTCGTCGCCGGCCTCGCCCTTCTTATCTGGAGCTAATTCATGTCGGACAACATTTCGGCCGAGCAGCTGCGCCTGCTGATCGAGCGCATTGAGCGGCTCGAGGAAGAGAAGAAAGGCATCAGCGACGACATCAAGGATGTCTATGCCGAGGCGAAATCGACCGGCTTCGACGTAAAGACCATGCGCGACATCGTCCGCCTGCGCCGCATGGAGAAACACCACCGCGACGAAGCGGACATGCTGCTCGAGACCTACAAGCAAGCGCTGGGGATATGATCGAGCGAACCGGACTGGCGGCGGGCGATCGCGTTCTGTTCCTTGGCCTCGGGCCGCGCAACCGGCACGGCGACGTCGTGGCCGTGATGCGGCGCGGCTTCGCCTCCGTCCGGTTCGACCAAGGCCGGCCGGTCCTGACGCTCATCAAGGATCTGCACCCGATCCCTCGCCGCCCTGCGGACATGTGGTGAGTGGTGAAGATCGCTCCCACTCCCCAGCGCTGCCGCTGCCCAGAGTGCCAGTCGCTGGACGAGCGGTATCCGGACGAAGGGCAGCAGCTGTGCCTCCTCCCGGCCCCCACGAACCGTAAGCGCCGGCGGCGCTCCCCAGCAGAAGGAAAAACCGGATGAACGCGCCATCCATTACGCGGCTCGACCACCGCCTCAGTCGAGCCGCCGAGACCGGCAGAGGCATCCGCCTAGAGCCGGCCGACCTCGACCTGCTCGCCAGCCTCGGGCTTTTCCGCCTGACCCACGAAGCCAAGACCAAGTACATTGAGGAACAGACACGATGCCGGGACGCCCGCCGCCGCTCTATCGCCGCGGGAAATATTGGGTCGACAAGCTCCGGCGCGCGGACGGTTCCGAACGTTCGCCTCGTTGGTATGTCTTCTGGTACGACCCAGAAGCGCGACGCGAGGCTAGCGCATCAACGGGCACTGATGACGCCGAGCAAGCGATCGTAGCATGCGACCGGCGTTACCTCGCCGATCGCGATGAAGCGCCAGCCTTCTGCTATGTCTGCGGCCAGCCCTTGGCTTCCGCCGCCGCCTATCTGCTGAGCGACGCGATCGCCGACTATCGCCTTGAGTGGGGCGACTTGCAGGCGTCGGCCGACACGATCCGTGCGCGCCTGAAGCACGTGCTCGACTTCCTCCAGGCGGAGGACGGCCGCGGCGGCATGTTCGGCCTGGAGACCAGCTGTGCCGTCGCGTGCGGCACGCCGTTCATCGCCGCCTTCCGCGCCTGGTCCAAGGACCAGCCCGTCGTCTGGCGCAATAAGAAGGGCGAGATTACGACCTCGCGCCCTCGATCGGCCGCGAGCACCGAAGAGTCGGTGCTGCAGCTGTCGGCCGTGCTCAACCATGCGGCCGACGCAGATCCGCCGCGATCGGAGCGCCGGCCGGTCTACAAGCCGCTGCCGCGCAAGCAGGTATCGCGCCCCCGGCGCCACCGCGTCGACGTACCCGTGTTGGCACGCATGGTTCGCTATGCGGCCGAGCCTGGAAAGAGGCGCGCATCGCTGCACGCGTTCCTCGTCGCTTCGATCTGCACGCTCGCCCGGCCAGACGCTGTCGTCGACATCTGCGTCGCGCCTGAGCGTGAACAATGGTTTCCCGAGTCGCCGACGATCGACCTGAACCCGTTCGGCCGCGCGCAAACCAAGAAGTTTCGCCCGACTCTCCCGGTCCTGCCGGTGCTGGCGGAATGGCTCGCGGCAGAGCTCGCCGTTTATGAGAAGCTGGACCGCGCCGATCGCGCCGGAGCCGGCTACCTGGTCAACTACTTCGGCCGGCCTGTGCAGGACGTCGACAGGTCCTGGCGGACGATGCTCGAGGAGCTCCGCCTCCCCGTCGGCCGTGAATGGAAGCCGTACATCCTGCGGCACAGCCTCGCGACGATCCTGCGCAACCGCGGCGTCGCGAAGTGGGACCTGCAGGGCTTCATGGGCCACGGCGCCGGCAGCACGACCGAGATCTACGCGATCGGCCGGTTCGACACTGTGCGAGCGGCGCTTGAAGAAGTCATCGGCGAAATTGATGCGGCCGCGCCTGGCGCGATGCGCAGAACCTGCGCCGAAGTCTCGCTATCCGGCCCTTCAAAGGGAGTCCTAAAAATGACCGGATAGCAATCACTTAACCTGGTGGGCGCGGCTGGGATTGAACCAGCGACCCCTGCGGTGTGAACACAGTGCTCTACCACTGAGCTACGCGCCCGTGCGCCTTGCGGCGAAACCGGGAAGCGGGCCTTTAGGCGGTGGAAACCGGGCTGTCCAGCCCCCTCGCCCAAAAACCCGCAGGATCGATCAGTTGACCGAATCCTTCAGGCCCTTGCCCGCCTTGAACTTGGGCTGCGACGACGCCTTGATCGTCATCGGCTCGCCCGTACGCGGGTTGCGCCCGGTCGAAGCCTTGCGCTTGCTGACGGAGAAAGTGCCGAAGCCGACCAGACGCACCTCGTCCCCCTTCTTGAGCGCGGTCGAAATGGATTCGAATACCGCCTCGACCGCCTTCACCGCATCACCGCGGCCCAGTCCCGACAGATCGGCGACCTGACCAATCAGCTCCTGCTTGTTCATTCGTTCAAACCCCTTTTTGTCGTTGGGGGGCAGGGCACGGCAAAGCCGACCGCCCCCCCGGCAGCGGGGCCAGTTAATGCGTCTCCCCCCACCCCTGTCAAAGCAATTCGCCGCGCCCTGTCCCGCGGAGATGCCGCCCAAGCGCATGGGGTGCCGGGGCGGACGGGTGCGATGTCTCGCATCCCGCCCGCCCCAAGCAGAGGCCAGGATCAGTGGTGTCGGACTTCACCAATCCCCGGAACCGCAGCCGGCGGCTGCACCGCAAGCTCGTCCGCGTCGGTCCAGTCGATCGCCTCCAGCGGGCCGGTAAGCGCCAGGCGCAACACCTCGTCGACATGGGAGACCGGCACGATCTCCAGGCTCTCGCGGATGTTGGCCGGGATTTCCGCCAGGTCCTTCTCATTCTCCTGCGGGATCAGCACCGTCTTGATGCCCCCACGCAGCGCCGCGAGCAGCTTTTCCTTCAAGCCCCCGATCGGCAGCACTCGGCCGCGCAGCGTCACCTCGCCGGTCATCGCCACCTCGCGCCGCACCGGCACGCCGGTGAGCGTCGAAACAATCGAGGTGACCAGGCCGATGCCCGCCGACGGTCCGTCCTTGGGCACCGCGCCTTCGGGCAAGTGGACGTGGACGTCCTTGCGCGCGAACAGGCTGGGCTTGATGCCATAGGTCGGCGCCCGCGCCTTGACGAAGCTCATCGCCGCCTCGACCGATTCCTTCATCACGTCGCCGAGCTTGCCGGTCGTCTTGATCGCGCCCTTGCCCGGCACGGTGACGGATTCGATCGTGAGCAGTTCGCCGCCCACTTCGGTCCAGGCGAGGCCAGTGACGGCACCGATCTGGTGCTCCTCCTCGCCCACGCCGAAGCGATACTTCTGGACGCCTGCGAACTCGTGCAGGTTCTCCGGCGTCACGGTGACGCTCTCCGCCTTGCCCTCCAGGATGCGGCGCAGTGCCTTGCGCGCGAGCTTGGCAATCTCGCGCTCCAGCGTGCGAACGCCGGCTTCGCGCGTATAGTAGCGGATCAGGTCGCGCAGGCCTTCGTTGGTGAGCGCGAACTCGCCTTCCTTCAGGCCATGCGCCTCGATCTGCTTCTCGACCAGGTGTCGCTCGGCAATCTCGACCTTTTCGTCCTCGGTGTACCCTTCCAGCCGGATGATCTCCATGCGGTCGAGCAGCGGCTGCGGCAGATTGAGCGAATTGGCCGTGCACACGAACATCACATCCGAAAGATCGATGTCGATCTCCAGATAATGGTCGTTGAACTTCGCGTTCTGCTCCGGGTCGAGCACTTCCAAGAGCGCCGAGGCCGGATCGCCGCGGAAATCCTGGCCCAGCTTGTCGATCTCGTCGAGCAGGAACAGCGGGTTGCTCGCCCCCGCCTTGCGCAGGTTGGTGACGATCTTGCCCGGCAGCGAGCCGATGTAGGTGCGCCGGTGGCCGCGAATCTCGGCCTCGTCGCGCACGCCGCCCAGCGACTGGCGGATGAACTCGCGCCCCGTCGCCTTGGCGATCGACTTGCCAAGCGAGGTCTTGCCGACGCCCGGCGGGCCGACGAGGCACAGGATCGGGCCCTTGAGCTTGTTGGTGCGCGCCTGGACCGCGAGATATTCGACGATCCGGTCCTTGACCTTTTCCAGCGCATAATGGTCCTGGTCGAGCACGGCCTGGGCGGTCGGCAGGTCCTTCTTGAGCTTGGAACGCTTGCCCCACGGCAGGCCCAGCAGCACGTCGAGATAGTTGCGCACGACCGTCGCCTCGGCGCTCATCGGCGCCATGGTCTTGAGCTTCTTGAGCTCGGCAGTCGCCTTGGTGCGCGCTTCCTTCGACAGCTTCAGCGTCGCGATCTTCTGAGTCAGCTCGGCAACCTCGTCGCCCTCGCCTTCCTCGCCCTCGTTGCCGAGTTCGCGCTGGATCGCCTTCAACTGCTCGTTGAGGTAATATTCGCGCTGGGTCTTCTCCATCTGCCGCTTCACGCGGCTGCGGATCTTCTTCTCGACCTGGAGCACGCCCAGCTCGCCTTCCATGAAGGCAAACACCATCTCCAGCCGCTTGACCGGATCGCCCTCGACCAGCAGCGACTGCTTGTCGGCGACCTTGACCGCGATGTTGCCGGCGACCGCATCGGCCAGGCGCGACGGATCCTCCAGCTCGCCGAGCTGGCCGGCAGTGTCCGACGGCAGCTTGCGGTTGAGCTTTGCGTAATTCTCGAACTGGTCGACCACCGAACGCATCAGCGCCTGGACCTCGGCGCCCTCGGCAGCGACGTCCTCGGCCGGCGCGACGCTGGCAGTCAGAAAGCCGTCAGTCTCTTCAAGCGTTTCGAGCGAGGCGCGCTCCTTGCCCGATACCAGCACCCGCACGGTGCCGTCCGGCAGCTTCAACAGCTGCAGCACTTCGGCGGTGACGCCCATGTCGTACAGGTCGTCGCGGCTGGGATCGTCCTGGGCGGGATCGAGCTGGGCGACCAGGAAGATCTCCTTGTCGGCCGCCATCGCCGCTTCCAACGCCGCGACCGACTTGTCGCGGCCCACGAACAGCGGAACGATCATGTGCGGGAAGACGACGATGTCGCGCAACGGCAGGACAGGATAGGACTTGTTCAT